TGGCGGAAAGGAAGGGATACGTTTATTTTATAACATATTTATTTATATAAGTATTAAAACATATTAAAATAAATTTACCACAAAAAAGCCCATTTCCAAAATTACAAACCCAAAGCCTTAACTACTTCGGCGGTATCCCATACGGGGAAAGAAAGCGGGGAGGGGATACGTTTTGGAATCCTTCCGTCTTTTTCCATTCTGTAAACGGTTGCGCGGGAAGCAGGCTTGTTCCGTCCTGCGGAATAGGCAATCAGTTTTCTCATGGTGGTCATGTCGGATCGTGCACCCAATTCGGATAGGTTCATTTTTTCCTCCTGATTTTCAGATGTGTTGTCATTGTGGATGTTGTAGGTCTGCATTGCATATTTCCTTTACGCTGCCTGTTTTTTCCGCTTCCGGTGCGCTTCGGCATCCAGTACCTGCTCGGATTCTTTGATGGCGCGGACGTAGTGTTTCCACGCGGCCATTTCGAGGGCGGCTTTGAAGCGGTCGGCGGTTTGTTGCAACAGGCGCAGTTCGTCGCCCGTGGCGATAAATTTCCCGCGCCCGGTGTATCTTTTGCCGATGGTGTCTATGGTTTCGGCAACTTTGCCCGATGCATCTTCCACCTGCAAGGCAAGGCCAATGCGGAAGGCGGCTTCGGTGTCTTCGTCGGCGTTGAAGGTGTCGGCTTGGAACACTTTCAGCAGGGCGAAGTAGAGGTAGTGTGTGCTGCACGCGGCGTAGAACATGCCTTCCGTCGCCGTGCCTGCTTTGAGGGCTTCGATAAAGGCGAAATAGGGGGCGGATATTTCGGCAACCTCCCTGTCCTTTAACGGTTCGTTGCTGACGGCCAGTTTTGGGATGAAGTGGGCGTAGCGGCAGGCGGCAAGGGGGTTGCGTTTCGGGCTGTATTTTTTGCGCGGGCGTTTGTTGGCGGCCATTATTTACCTCTCGTTTCCTGTTTGATTTTCCGGCCTATCCACCGCATGACGGGGACGGCCATACTGTTGCCAATGGCTTTGTAGCGCGGACTGTCCGGGCAGTCGGCGGCGGGTTTGCCGCGCCAAGGTATTTGCGTGTGGTTGTCGGGGAAGCCTTGCAGCCTTTCGCATTCGATCGGCGAGAATCTGCGTACCTGCAGGCCGTCTGAAACGGCGTGGCGGTCACGGGCGGTTAATGTATAGGCCGTGCCGTCGCTTGATATGCCCAGCCCCGCGCATCCGCTCGTGCCTTCCGGGTTTTTGTCAATAATGTTGCCGTGCACGACAATCAGGGTTTCGCTGCCGCCTTGCAGTGCGCCTCCGCTCGCTTTTACCGTCCCTCCGATTTCGGACTGTCTGTAAGTTCCAAAGCTGCTTTCAATAAAGGCGGTAGGGTTTTGCCCCTGCGTTGCGCCCTCAATAGTATTCCCCGCTTGGCTTTGCCGCTCAAAAAGTATTTCGGCAGGATCCGCGCTTCCAGCACTTGCGACAAGGAAGACGCGGCGGCGGCGTTGGGGGACTCCGAAATATTGCGCGTCAAGGATGCGCCACGCGATGCGGCGTTTGTGTCCAAGCACACAACCTGCGTTCGTCCATTTTTGCCCTGCCGGCTCAAGCGGCATATCTTCCCCGGCCAGTCCGCCCAAAAAGCATCCGAAGGCGTTGTCTTTGGTATTGAGTACGCCCGGCACGTTTTCCCAGACGAGAATGCAGGGCGGTTGTCCGTTTCGGGCGCGAATAAAGTCAATTGCATCTAATATCCTAATCAAGACTAAGGTCAAATTGCCGCGCCCGTCGTCCAAACTGCCGCGTAATCCGGCAACGGAAAAAGCTTGGCAGGGCGTGCCGCCGACCAAAACATCGGGGGCTTCGACGCTGCCGTTGAGTATTTTGCCGACCAGCTGCGTCATATCGCCGTGGTTGGGGATGTGCGGCCAATGGTGGTTCAAAACGGCGCAGGGGAAAGGTTCGATTTCGGCGAACCATGCGGGCTGCCAGCCCAACGGTTCCCACGCCGCGGATGCGGCTTCAATGCCGCTGCACAGGCTGCCGTAGCGCATTTTCAGATGTCCTTTCTCGGCCATTATTTCAGCCTGTGTACCACGCCGCCGGTTGCGGTGCGGTGTTCTTCGGGTGTGAGGCCGTTCAAGGATTGCAGGTTTTCCGTGCCGATGAGGGCGGCGGCTTGGATTTCGACGGCGACGGTGGCGATGATGTTGCCGCCGATTTTGCTGACGGCCTGCGCGGTGGCGGCGTCGATTTGTCCTGTCTTCAGGCGGTGCAGGGTGTCGAACAGTTCTTCGCGCAGTTGTTCGGTCGCACTTTTCATTTCTTTCATTTTTTCCCCTTTTTGTTGATTTCGGTTTTCAGTTCGCGGTGTGCGTTTGCCGCCTGTTTCAATTCTTCGGGGATGGCGAACGCTTCTTTATTGGCGGCAATCTGCCGTACTTTTTCCGCCATTTTTTCAATCGGATAGCAAAATTCGTGCCACGCCATGCCGCCGTCGTATACGGCCTTGTCGCCGATGATCAGTTTGTGGGTGGAAATTAAAAACAGGCTGGGGATGATGAAGCAGTGGCGGTAGCTTTCGGGGATGTTTTCGCTGCCGTCTTCGGTTTTGACGATGAATACGAAGCAGTCTGTCTTTAATGCGTTTTTGATGTTGAATGGGAATACGCGCCTGCCGCCGCCTTTCTTGACCAGGCTGCCCGCGCTGCATTTGGTGTCGATGCGCAGGCCGTCGAGCAGGAAGTCGTAGGCCGGGTTGGCGTAGCGGATGCTGGTATTGCAGTTCACGGCTTCGGGAAGGTGGTGCTGGAAGATTTCTTCGCCCATGCGCCCCTGCTCGCCCTGCGGGCTGTTGACGATGACGGCTTCGGTAAAGCGGATGTGTCCGGTCTGCTGCGCCAGCATGGTGGCGGTGATGATGTCGATGCCTGCTTCGGCGGCGGCCGCGCGCAGCGGCTTTTTCTCGTCGGCATAGAGGCGGGTGAACAGTTCCGCCTGTTGTCGGCTTGCGCCGTATGTGCTTAACATGGGTCGGTCTCCGTGGAGTCGGTGTAAAACGGGTCGGGTGTAAAGGGCGGCGGCGGGACGGCAAACAGGTATTGTTCGGCTAGTACGGTATCCGCTTCGGCGATGCCGCCCGGCTTTCCCCATTTGAGTTTGACGCGGCGTGCGTAGGTTAGGGCTTGGCTGAATCGGATCAGTCCCGCCCTATCGCGCCGCTGCCGTGCCGCGCCGCACGCGCTTTCGAACAGCCAGATGTCAAACTTGCGCTGATAGCGGAATGCGCTTGAGTCGGTCGGTTTGGCGGGGTATTTGGGCAGCGGTTCGGTGGTTTCGCCCCTGTTGGTCAGGATGCGTGTTTTGCCGTCAAGTTGCCCGTATTTCAGGCTGTAGTAGGCGGCGGTCGGGAGTATGGCGGGGCTTTTCAGACGGCCTCCGCTGCCTGTATGCGCATGGCCGCGTCTATCGCATCCCGCATACTGTCGAGGTGCCGCTCCACGCACTCGGTGGGTAGTATGACGTTGCCGATTTTGTTTGCGGGGTCGGCCAGCCAGTCGAGGCGGACGGTGTCGGGGTGGGGGACAGCTTCAAAAGTGTCGTAGGCATAAAAATTCGAACATTTCTGCCCCTGCCAGATAATCCACACGGCGGTTTTGCCTGTGTCGATAATCAGGCCTTCCGCGCCTGTTTGTTTGCAGCGCACACGGTCGCCGAATTTGAGTTGTTGTGTCATGGGTTGCCCTTTATTTGATTTGCAGGTTTTGTCGTTCTACTTGTTTTACCCCCGGCACTTCCCGCCCGCTTTCGATTGCGGACTTGATGGCGGTTTTATTCGGCGTGTATGTGATTTTTTCGGCCATAAATTCGGCGGGAATTTGGGCTTCGTCCAAAATTTCGATGGCTTTCGATTTGCGGAATGATGCTTTGAACGTGCCGTCTTCAGCTTTGATTTCTTTGATGCCCGCCGCCAACATATTTCTGCCCAGGTATTCGTGCAGGCTTTTCAGACGGCCTGAAAGTGCCTTTTTCTTTTCCTGCATTTGTTTGATGTGGGCATCCAGCATGGCATCCGCCGCCTCTATGTTTTTGTAGTAGCCGATGACTGATTGGGCTTTGACCTCGAATTGTCCGATAACGGCCTCCAAGGTGTCGGCGGCTTCGGTGTCGTTGTCGAAGTGTGCGTCCAGTACAGCGCGGACGTCTTCCGCGCATTGGTATAGTGTGATGTTCATTTTTGTTTCCTTTCTGCTGTCCGTATGGTTCGGACGGCATGGTGTCATTGGGGTATGTATCCGTCGGGTTTAACGCCCTGACGGCGGGCTTAGTTAAAAGGGATATCGTCGTCGATATCATCTACGGGTTGTGCGGGTGCGGCGGGAGCCTGACGGCTTGGCGGGGCAGGCGGAGCGGCTGTCTGTGCCTTGCGTTTGTCTACCATCGGTTTGTTGGCGATATAGGCCATGACTTTCCCCAGTTGTACGGGCCGGGTTTCCGACCGCATGATTTCGCCCGCGGTCAGTTCGGTGTCCGCTTCAAATACGCTGTACAGGTGCGGGGACGGGTTGTCCCTTCCGTCTTCGTGTACCATTTGGACGACGATTCCGATCGGTTTGCCGTGCATGGAAACGAAGCAGTCGCGGGATATGTACTCTTCCCGCTGCGTGTCGCGGTTGTATTCTTTTATTTGGGCGGGTATGGCGTTGCCGCTGTCGTGCATCCGCAGGCAGGCGAGTATCGCGCTGACGGTACGCAGGCCGCTTTCGTTCTGTACGCCGTTGCTGTAGCTGGTGTTGATGAAAAAGGTTGCCTTGCGCTTTTGTTCGTCGATGACGGACAGTTTCAGGTTTTCGCTGCGCCCGTTGTTGTTTTGGCCGATGTGCAGGACGGCCGATTCGATGACGGTTTTGTATTTGCCCGCCTCGTTGATGTAGCCGCCGCGTTGGTCGTATGCGATGGCGTCTTGTTTATTGAGTTTGTACATTTGCTGTTTCCTTTTCGGTTTTGATGCCGTAGTAGGCGCGGATTGCGTCGTCTACGGCGGATAAATCGTTGTCTACGGTGTCGGCATCAAACAGCCCCATCGGGCTTTTGACGGTGTCGCTGCCGCTGTTTTGCGTATGGAAAACATATTTGCCGCCGGATGCTTCGGTTTTGAGTACAATGGTAAACAGGCCTTCAAGCGTGATTTTTTCGTCCAGCAGTTTGCCTATGGTCTTGGCTTTGGTTTTGCCGAAGTCGTCGGTTTGGGTATGCGATAGGATGTAGACGCGCTTGTTGTCGGGCAGGTTGGCGGCGGCCTGTAAAATGTCCCATGCGTGGCGGGCGATTTTGTTGAACTTCATGAATTGTTCGTTGCCTTTCGCCTCGGCGGTTACGCCGCGCATAAATTCGTTCGCCATGATGTACTGGAAGTCGTCTATCACGATGATGTCTTTTTTGATTTTCGGCAGGATGGTGCAGATTTGCGCGGAATCGTCGGTAACGTAGATGTTTCCCGGG